TTAACAATAACAGTACTGCTAAACATAGGTTTAACAATACTGCTTTGCATCACAATAGGTAAATTTAATAAAGGCTTAACGTCTTTTGTTGACAAGATAAAGCATGGTTTTCAGGCACTAGAGAATGAGAGAGTTAAGACATTTGAGAAAAGTATTACCAAGATAAATGAAACAGTCTCATTAGGCAATGAGATTATAAAACATATTCTTGACTCCACAAAAAGAAAACTACTTGTTAAAAAAATAAAAGATGAGCGGAAAACACAAGAAGAATTAGGTTTAGATGTTACAAGCCTAAATCTTACCATAGAGTACCTAAGTACTTTCGACACGCCTAACGAAACCGATATTAAAAAACACGATATGTTAAACATGGCTGTAAACGATATAGATAAATTGTATCTCACCTATAATATTACATAATATGGATCTATCAGTAATATTAAATTTCATTCTCATATTGCTGTTTGTTGTTCAAATCGTACTTAAAAGAAAACAGAATGAGACAGACGGTCTTTTGTTGAGAAGAATAGAACAAATCCTTTCTGTTGATTTTATAGGCAAAACACCATCAATAGATGAAGCGATGAGAATATGTAGGAAGACCAAAGGAAAGTTTTCGTTTGGCATCCTAATGGCACTAAAAACGGTAAAAAGAGAGATTGCGAGACGAGAGTACAATAAAACAAAAGATAAAGAAAAATAAAGAAAAATAAAGAAAAATAAAGAAAAATGAAAAACAAATTAACATACAACGATGCACTAGAGGCTTTAAAGGAAGGTAAAATGGTTTGTCGAGAAGGTTGGAATGGCAAAGGAATGTTTGTTTTTAAACAGATTCCTGCTGAGATAGGGCTAGATGTTATACCAAGAATGACTAGTGTACCACAATCAGTTAAAAACAGGATGCTTGAAAAAGGTATTACTTTGAAATACAATAATCAAATGGCATTAGTACAGTCAGACGGAAGTGTTGATTCATGGATTGCCAGTAGCTCGGATACTTTTGCAAAAGACTGGTGTATTTTAGAAAAATAAAAATAAAAGGCTAATTTCATAGCCTTACAAATCGTAAAGTTATAAAACATGCCTTTTAAAATAGAAAAACACAAAGAGATAACGCAAGTACAGAGCTTGCAGGATACCAGGTTGGGAATAGTGAAGTGGGGAGAAGATAACAGTTTTCCCCAAACCTTTAAAAACCTAGTAACACAATCACCAGTAGCAAGACCGACAGTCGAAAGGACGGCTAGGTTTTACCAAGGTGGAAAATTCGAGTATGAGGAAATGATCATTAACTCATACGGTCAGACTTTAAAGGATTTAGTTAAAATTGCTGCCGATGATTACGCACACTTCAAAGCTTTTGCTCTACATTGTAATTATAATGTTCTAGGTCAAGTAACAGGCGTTGCACCTTTACGTATCGCGGAACTCAGATTTAATGAGTTGGACGATCTTAATTACGCTTCCAAGATAGGTTATCACAGGGATTTTGGCAAAAACGCAGTCTATAAAAGACAATTCTCTCATACAGTCAATGAAGAAGATATAAAGTGGATAGACCGATTTAATCCTGATCCTGAAATTGTCATGCAGCAAATCGAAGAGGCTAGAAGCATTGGAAATTACCAGGGACAAGTTTTATATTATTCAGATGAAGGGTTTTCGTCATACCCTATTCCGCCACTACAAGCACCAATAAATTTTGTGTTGTCGGATATTGAAAACTCTATTTTAGTAAGAAAAGAGAGTGCAACAGGGTTTATTAACTCCTACCTACTAAAAACTGCCATGCAGCCAACAGACGCTAACCTGATTACATTAGAGAACGCTATTAATGAAGCGCAAGGAGCAAGAGGTTCGGGTAAAATCATAACCATGTCTGGCATGGATCCAGAAGAGCTAGGTTCAACAGTATTAGAAGCGATAGGCGGTGGAGGTAGAGGAGCAAAATCTGTCATAGAATCTAGTACAGCAGCGTATGATTTAGCAGCAAGAGTTATTCATGCAGCTTATTTGATACCACCAATTTTAGCAGGAGACGACCAAAAAACAGGTTTTTCATCACCTGACCTTATAGATGCCTATGATGTATTTAACGCTATCACGCAAGACGGTAGGGAGACAATTAGTCAGAGCTTGACACAGGTCTTTAAAGATTCCGTTTTCCCTATTGACGAGGTTAATCTAACCCCTTTGACACTAATACTTTCAGAAGAAAAAGTTGAAGAGAATAACGGACTTAATGAAGGGGCGGGAGCAAAAGAAGAGTTAGAGGAAGCCGCTAAAACAGATTACAACAAAGATAAAGCCAGCTCTCATGAGGTCAATACAGGCTTTAAGAATAACGGTTTTTGGAAAAAGTGGGTAAAACTATTTAAACAAGGAGGTGAGTAATGTATGCAGGAGCAAATGAAAATAAAATAGTTGTTATAGATATAACGGATACGTTGACAGACCATTGTCCAATTCAACCAGACATAGACGAAAAAAAGATAAAGGCAGCCCAACTTTTAGCCCAAAACATTGACCTTAAACGTGTTATTGGAAAAGAGAATGTTGAAAGATGTGTTGTACCTGTCACACCAGAAGATGAAGAGTTAAGAGAAAAAATAATTCCAGCATTATGTTGGTTCACTTATTCCAGACTTACACGGCAATATTCAGTAACTTTCACGGACGGAGGTATGGACAGCGAAGGACTTGACATGTTGGAAATAAAGAGACAAGCTGACATAGCTAACGACACCGCTGAAACGTATTTGAAGGACGTTGTTGAAGAACTGGAGGAGCAGAAGGTAGAGGGATATAGTGAAATGGATGAAAAAATGGTTCCTAAAATCAGAACTTTTGGAGGCGAAGAGTGGAGAGCCAGTAATTAAAAATAACACAATGGGCAAAACTTATATCCATAAAGGCAAAGGGTTGTGGTAAAATGGCTTTTGTGATGACGAGCATAGAAAAGATGTTAGAAAGTTTTTAAAACATCGCTCTAGGCATTGGACTGAACAAAGCGAATTTAAACAATTTAGGCGCAAGGTAAAAGAAAGGATTGCGAAAATAGAGTTTAGGCGTGACCTAGACGAACACGATTTTAATAAAAAAAACGATATTCCAATATAAAGCGATTTTAAGCCACTTTTAAAGCCTTTTGGCGTATTGTATCCATAATTTTATAAAAGTGGCTTAAATAGCCCTTAAAATAGCAAAAACGAATAGAAATGAGCGGTTTTATAGAAACTATAAGCCTATGCTTTCTCATAGGGTCGCTAGGGTTAGTAAAAATCTTGTTTTTAGTAATAAAGATTCTGCCATTAATCTGTTACGGAATAGCGGTTTTTGTGAAAGCATTTTTAACAATATTGTTAAACACTATTGATTTTTTAGAAAACCAAATTAAAGAATCAATAAAAAAAGGAGATTGAGATATGGAAGAAGAAATAAAGAAAGTAAATCCACAATTTATAAGAAAGACTAGACAGCAAATAGATAGGGAAAATATAAGGATGATTAAGGATGGTTTGAGAAATGGGGTAATGACCAAATCGGAACTATCTAAATTTGTAGGCATTGGATTAGCGGCAATTAATAGACTTTTTGATAAAAATAAAGAATTGTATCATGAATTTTTAATTGCTCAAAAATTGGTAGGCACACGTGCGGCAGACGGCATTATCAATGCAGTAATTGATCCGTCTAATAAAAGCCATTATAACGCCTGTAGGTACATAGCGGACAAGTATAAAACAGATTTGGACGACTCTATGGAAAAGCAGGGTGAGAGTGATGATTCTATGTCGGTAACTGGTGTTAGGACTGCCAAGAAGTTAGTAATTGAAGTAAAAAAATAATTATGTATAGAGACAGGTCAAGACAGTTTGAGTTTAGGTTGAAAATGAATCCTGTGTTTGTGCCTTTGTTTTCTGACGAATTAGACGACCCACGTTATTATCAAGTCTATGGTGGTAGGGGTTCAGGAAAGTCTTACATAGTTTCCCATGCAGCCGTCGAAATGTCATACAGTGAGTATGGACATAGAATCTTGTTTTTAAGGCAGGTCATGACCACATCGGAGGACTCAACAATCGCTGATGTCGAAGAAGCTATTACTCAAAGGGGTGCGTGGGGTGATTTTAAGAAAAAGGGAACGACACTGACCAACAAAATAACAGGTTCGACTATAACCTTTAAAGGAATAAAGTCTTCTGGAGCTAATACCGCAAAACTCAAATCTTTAAGTAATGTGACTATAGTTATATTTGAAGAGGCTGAGGAAGTCAGTAGTTTTGCGGAGTTTAGTAAAATAGATGAGTCTGTCAGACTATTAGGCAAACCGTTAAAAATAATAATGGTTTACAATCCCACGTCTGCCCTAACATCATGGGTTCATGAAAAATGGTTTATGCAAGGCTATCCAAAACCAGAGCGTGATGTTAAAAATGGTGGTGACACGGTATATATGCATTCAACCTATTTGGACAATATTGAGAATCTACATCCATCAACCGTCAAAATGTACGATGATCTTAAAGAGTCCGACCCCATCTACTACCATCAAGTCATATTAGCAGAATGGACGTTAGATGTATCATCTAGGATCTATTCTGGTTGGGGAGAATGTGACTCTATGGAAAAGATAGGGGATGTGTGGTATGGTTTAGACTTTGGTTATGGAGGAAAAGATCATACGGCAATAGTTAGGATAAATTATGTTGATGATACTTATTACATCAATGAGGTGTTCTCACAACCTGAGTTAAAGATAAGTGAAATGTTAAAGCTTATGCGTGAGATACCGTATAACGCACCGATTTATGCCGATAGTGCTATGCCATTGTTAATTACCGAGATACGCAATTCTGGATACACTCAGATTAGAAAGTGTAGAAAGATGAAGATAGACGTAGGGATAAAGAAGGCGCAAGACAAACGTGTCGTATTAGTCGGCGGAAATAAAGAGAATCCTAACTTATGGTTTGCTTATAGAACTTTTGCCTACACGCAGTCTGGAAAGTTACCACATGAGCCAGATATATTGGCGGCTTTAAGATATGGATTGAATAGCAGAAGGCCTATTAAAAGTTTTGCAGGCGGAAATACTACGCCAAGGAGAAGAGTTGGAGGCTTTTTATAGAAAAACATTGGTACAAGTGTGGCGTTACAATAAAGTTTTGAGAAAAACAGTAGGCATTTTTGTGCAATATTTTTGTTCAAAAAAGAACATTGATGTAAATTGTTCTTTATACATTTTATTAACAATTGAATAACAGGCATTTACGTAATTATGTAAAAATGACCGACTGGTCACTCTAGTATTATACACGTGAATCTGTAGGCATATGGGTCACTACTTATATCCTGTAACTGTTTTTATAGTCACAAAACACCGTTTTAAATATTTTTTTTCACAAAACAAAATTTTTCAACATGTTTTGTAACATATTTTTATATGCTTAACAACATATCAACCAACCACTTGCGCCTAACGTGTTCACACAAACCATAATTCCCCAAACATAACGTTTTCCCCAAAACTTATGTTGTGTGAATATAACGTTTTGGCGCAAACCTATTGTTCAACATTTATTCAAGAAACCGTTATTGTATAAATATACATTTCAGAAAACATAATTAAACAAACAGCGTTATGACAAAAGAAGATTTTAAAAAACAGCTTAAAGAAAAAGTATCTAAGGCAAGACGAATAATCAAATCGTTTTACAACAACCCAGATATTGCAAACAATCCCACACTTCTCCATGAGGTAACGGGTATTGTTGAAAAAGATTTGAGGCAAGAGGTTAATAAATTGATTTTGGCAATACTGGATTCCGCAAAAGATGATTTGCAAAGGGTTTATGAACTAATTGGTATTTCGTCAATTGCAGCTTCTGTTTTGGAAGAGGTTTTAAAAGAGGAGGGTGATTTGCGGAAAACTGATTTGTCGAAAGGTGTTGAGATAGATTGTGGTAAAATTAGTGTTGCACAAGCTATTTTTGAGTTTGGCAAGATGGAAGATAAATTAAAACTTCATGAGGCCAAGGAAGAGGTTTTGAAAGAAGAAGATGATTTGCGAAAAACTGGTTTGCCCAAACATGTTATAGATAATAGTGCGTCCGCAAACATTAAGGTAGTTTATAAAATTGTATAGGAGCTTTTATAGCGTAAAGAGGTTAAAAATATTAAAATATAGGATATGATTTGGATAAATTTTGGGTCATGGAGTAACGGAGCAGGGTTTTTATTTAAAAAGCAGCGAATTTACATTAAAGGATGTAGATGGACTCCTTTTGTAAAGCTTTCGATTAGATATAAAGAAAAAAAACAGAGGTGGGACAATTTGCTTTGGGGACTAGGTTTTAAATAAATTTAAAGCCAGCTTTATGAAACAATGATACGAAAAAACCAGCCTTAAAAAGCTGGTTTTACAAGTCAATCTTAAACGACCTGAGCTTACGACCTGTATTGCTCAATCATTCTAAATACAATGTTTTCCGCAATACTCCATGACCATAAGCCGTTTTTATTAAGATTGAGTTCATATACAGAATTTACAAGTAAGTTCTTAAAAGACTTTGACAATGCGTTTTTTAAAACCAAGTCATTCAATGCGCTTTGACAATCAAGGTTGCCAAGGTGTTTTTTTAAAGCTGTTTCCCTAGCCTTATGCTTTAAAACGTATTGTTCCAGGCGTTCTGAATATATGTTTATCAGATTGTATTTATTAATAATAATATCCATTTCGATTATTGAAAGATTTCTCATAGCGTTTTGTTGTATGTAATGTTATTCTTCAAGCATTTTATCAATCTCTTTGCAATTATCAGATGCGTGAGCAACGTGAGAATCAATATAAGCCTTAACAATCTTTCCGTTTTCATCAAACACAGCACCAGCATAAAATTCTTCATAACCAGTTTTTGTAAATCTAGCATCACAGTTATCAATATCATCATATTGTATCACTGTATTTTTGCCTATTTCTTTTGTCTTAGAAGGCTTCATACCTATCCATAACATAAATCTTTCGTAAATCTCTTTATCAGTCATTCTACTTAATTTTATAGTTAATAATCCACGCCATGCAAGGGGCGTTTTAATTGTTCGATACAAAGAAACAAACTAAAAACGACTTCTCCAAATTTATTTTAAGAAAAACTGTTTTACAAACATGCTTTGTAGCATAACAGTATTTTAAAATTAGATTTGTAAAAGTCAGTATTGGCATATATCTTTGTCTTATAATTTTAACTAAACAATATTGCTGTTATGAATATTTATGAATTAGATAGATTAATAGAGGCAGTTAAGGACGACAAAGAACTTTATGAGTTTTACACTAAGAAGAGAGTTGAACTGGTAGCAAAAATAAAAGTCAATGTCGCAAAGGCTTTGAGAAACATGTAGTTACTGAATAGATGCTGTACAACACGGTTTTAAAATTGGATTTATCAAAACCGTGTTGTATATTTGTATTGTACATGAAAACAAATTATCCGACCTCTTTTTGAGTGAATCGTAGGAGTAATCCGATTGTACACTAATGTGTGCAAAACATGTTTCACAACATATATTTTCACAAAACTTTATTTTGGTAAATCAATAATTTTGTTGTAATTTTGTACAAAGGTGTATTGTGAAAGGTAGATTTGCACAAACGGGCAGGGGGTGATTATTCTTACGATAATCTTTGTCAAGACCTCGGACAAATCCTTTACTCATATAGTACAAAGATAAGGCATAGTTTTGAAAAATCCAAATTTAAAATTGTGTTGTAAAACATGTTTTGCATACATTAGTGCAGGAGTGGATTAATCCTACGGTGTCTTTTGAACATCGGATAAAATTATTTACATGTACAATACAAATATACAACACGGTTTTGAAAAATACAAGTTTTTTGATATGTTGTAAGGCATAGTTGTTTTGTTGAAAATAGATCTGTAAATGTCGTTTTTAGGTCGTATGTTTGCAATGTGATTATTTAGTAAAAACGATTTTAAAAACAACAACATTATGAAAAACCAAGATTTGACAAACTCCCTCTTTCTCCATACGGTCACAGGAGAATATTTGAAAATGATTAGGTTTAGAGGAAACGGTTTGAATACATATCTTGAAGTAGATTACTTAGGCAAGCCGATTGTTAGAAAACGTTCATGGAGTGCAAAGGCTTGTACGCAAGAAAGATTGGTAAATGGGTTTAGTAAATTACAATTAATAGAAAGGGTTGGTGATGATAAGTAAAGTAAGAGAGTTGGCTGTATGGATTGGCTATATAGTAATGGCAAATATGTTTGTATTTGGCTTTGTACTGTTAGTATTTTGGCATAAAGAAAAGATAAAACCAACCCACCAAAACCACCTGGGCAAAACCGTGGTCATCCAATCCGATACCCTCAAAATAATCAATTACTCTCATGGGGTTTATGGGTTGAATAATGGTCTTGCCATAGACAGTAGTTTGGTGAAAGATGTTTTAGTGAAATAGATTGGGAAAACAAAATTAAACAATATGGATAAAACCAAAAACGATATTAAACAAACCGACATTCAAGGATTGGAGGAGGCTGCAAAACCACTCCTCGAATTTCTCAAAAAGACCAAACACCCTCATACGGTAGCGGTAGTGACCCATAACAGGATTCAATTGGTCGATGGCTCACAAAGGTTTGATGTAGATGATTTTTTAAAATAGGGATTGAAAACGAGACTTGCAAATATATTTGCCAAAACATGTTGTAAAACACAATTGAGAAAAATAGTCTTCCTAAAGTTTGTTTTTCTCAATCCCTTTACATACTTTTGTTGATATAATCATTAATTAAAAAACAATATTATGAAACTATACAAATGGGAAGGTGCAGGATTTCATTTAGGAGCAACAATTATAGTATGTGCTGATTGTGTTTCAAATGCCAAAGAGATGATCAAAAAAGAACTTGCAGACAATGGACTTGCAAAAAGCTGGGAGGAGTGGGATGAGCTAGAGGCGATTGAAATAAACGACGCCAAGGTAGTGTATGTTGACAATGGCGACTATTAATGTCACCCAATTAAAAGCAAAATAACATTTATCATAACACTCACCACCTCTCTCATAGGACTGTGGGTGTTGTCGTATTTCTTGAATTGGTAAAAAACAAATTAAAACAAATATTATGAAACAAGAAAGAATTTATTACAAAGACGTTATAGCACTAGGGTTTACTGAAACACAGTCTGATGATTCGGTATATCTTCAACAATACGGCTTCCCATACTGTATTGTTGAAAAAGAACTAACGCCAACCGTTCACCTGGAATGGACGAAAGAAACTGGGTTTTGCTCAAAGATTACTATTGACAATAAAGAGGACGGCAATATCATTGAAAAGGTTGAGGTGAAAAACCTTGGTGAGTTGAAAAGGATTGTCGAAGAATACGAAAATAAGATTGGGCTTTTACCATGTCCGTTTTGTGGTGGAAAGTGCGAAACAGAGAAGTCTGAGTCTGGTGACAACCCCACGACATATTACAGGGTTAATTGCGAGAATGAACATTCGCTGGACTGGTGGGAGGAAGATGAACAAATAGCAATACAAGTGTGGAACAAAAGACCATCGAAACAATAACCATACTTCAAACCAAAAACTCTAAACCGTATTTATCCAATACGGTTTTTTTAATACCTAATTTTCAAAACATGTTGTAAAACATAAACCCACTCTCTCCATAAAGTAAAAACCAGATAAAAACAAAATATCATGACAGTAGAAAAAATTGAAGAACTTTTGTTGACAATAAGCGGTTTAACAAAAGAAAGTTTTGAAAAAGTACCATATTTTAAAACCAAAGATCAATATGCGCTTTGGGGAATACCTGACGCTTTCAAGCCTAAGACAAAAAAAGACATCTTGATCAACAGGGGCGTTGCAGCTATTGAAAAGCTAAAGGTCAAATTAAAAGAAGATTTAGAAAAAGCTAGGTATATAAAAGAGACAGATGGCAAAAAAAAAGACGAATCGATAGAGGTTTTTGAAAAAGCTATCAATATGGAGCAAGACAAAGTGCCAGAATTAAAAGACGATTTGAAACCTTTTGAGGTGCCAGAAGGAATGAGTAAATCTGAGTTTGATAAAAATAGGGCATCAACCACCAAGCCAAGAGAGAGTCTTGAGCAAATCGACTCTATACTAGCAAATATCAATGCAAACCTAAGAGGCGGAGTACCTAGTCAAAAAATCGTATTGTTAGGGAAGAAGGCGTTATGGACACACAAGAGAAGATGGTATGAAGAAAACGAAGGAATTGAGTCGATTGAGTAATTTAAAATTAAAGCGCCTTGAAAACTTGCTTTCTGAAAATATTGATTATCCAAAACTTATTAAAGAATTAGGTTTCAAAAAAGGACTGTTTGATTTCAGGGGGCGAAAGATGAAAGAGAAGTTTTTAATTTTTGCAAAACAAATCCAAGCCATCAACATTCATGAGGTGAGAGTAAACCCAGAATGCAAGATTGATATTCCAGACTTTGACGATATATCTTTTATCGCTATGCTTGAATTACAGGCGTTAGACAAAGACAATATTTCTGTGATTGATTGTATTGCGTCCTTTATTTCCATATTGTGTTTTAAAACATATTCCAAAAGACCGTTCGACATAGACTCTATTGCTTATAAAAGTTTTAAAAAAATAGTGCTTAATCAACCAGCGTTAGATATGATCGGTTTGTATAACGCCCTTGATAAAGAGTTAAAGGACTATATGGAACATTGGGATAAGTTGTTTGAAAAACAATATATTTACGATCCTGATTGGATAGAGGCAGGAGGTGAAAAGATGGGCGTATTTAACACCCTCACCACCATAAAGTCAGTATGTAAAGATTTCAATATACCTTATCCCGAAGCGTGGCAGTTAGGGTATGGTATCGTACAAACTAACGCATTATCTAAAGCCACACAAGATAAAATTCAGCACACTATGATGAATATAAAAGAAAAGAAAATGCGTGCAAAACGAGGCGAATAATGATTGAGTATATAAAGAAAGTTGCAGAAGATTTAGGGATAAATCTGATTATCACAAATACACAAGAGAGTGTCGAGACACAGCTAAATCGGTTAGTCGGGATAGAGAGTTTGCCAGCTATGCTGATAAGTTGGGATATTGAAACAACTATAACGTTTGACGAAGACGGTTTACCAGACAATCCAGTTTCAAATATAGTTTGTTTGTTGGTTACTAAACCAGAAGATAGGACAAAACGAGAGCATCAAGACGATGCGTTAGATATGGCTAACCTTTTCATAAAGTTTATAGTAGAACTACACCAAGAGCTTTTACCAAGACAAAGAAATAACGTAGTGCCACCTATACAGAACGCTACATACACCCTCGCACCCTCATACGGTAAAGGTAAACATAGCGGTGTGTTAGGTAGATTTAGTATGGAAACGCCTATAACCTACTACCCTTGTAGAAGATAGTATGGCAGAATTGTATGACATTGCAAAAGAGTTTTTGCAAAAGGTTACTTTTGACCTTGACCAGTATACAAGGTTTAAAGGAGAAATAAACCCTATCAAAGACGGCTATGTACTACTAACTCCTTCACATATACATTTTGCAAAAAACGGTCGTGGTGCTGGCAAACGACCACCGTTAGACCCAATACTTGAATGGGTGAAACGTAAAGGAATAATATTTGAAGGAAGTGATGAAAAAGGAACAGCGTTCGCTATTCAAGCCGCTATAGCAAAAAGGGGAACTTTGAACTATAAGCCTGGCGCACCTGATGCACTTGAAACCGCTATTGATAAATACTATTCTGACTATATGAAAGAGTTGAATAGTTATGTGCAAATCTCTATTAGTAGAGATATCGAAAAAACGTTTGAGAAATATATACCTAAAGAAATAGTAATTTAAAGCCGTTTTAAGTAACTTTTTATTTATCTAAATAGATTTATCCAAAGTATTTTTTAATGGCTTTAAACACATCTTAAAACACCAAACCACAACATCCTCCCCCATAAGGTAGAAATAATTAACACAAACCCATAAAATAAAATATAATTATGGCACTAACGGTAGTAAGTGGATACGACAAAGCATCGTTTCCCGTAACCAGATTTTACCACTATCTTTACGAGCCGTTAGATGTCGAAATAACGGAAACGGATAGCGGTGTAACAAAATGTTACATAGATTTAATTTTAATAAATGCTGAGACAGGCACAACTGTTTCAACAATAAGTGAGTACGGACTGTTTGATTTATTGCCAAACATAACGCTTAGGGTCGATATAATGAAATTGATTAGGCAGTATGACAATGCAGATGTTTACAAAATACGTGCTGCAACTGCTGTTACTTATCAAACAGTCATAACGGAATACGCTTATGACGTAAAGATTAGAACAGATGTTCCCAACGAGACAACAATCAAAACCTTACCATTGCGTGGTGTGCGTTCCTTTGATTTGATTTCTGCAAATCCGTTAATCACTGGAACACCGTCTATAACAGAAAGAGATATTTACGGAATAACGTTTGATGCAGCAACAGCTAAATGGAGTTATAGGGATATTCCAGTAATGACTTTACAAGCACCAACGGCAACGGACGTTAGACCAACCTTGGCGGTGACAGACTATATTGCAACAAACAACTCTGATGAGCCATGTGGAGGCACAGTTATTTGGAAAAGCCGTTTAGGTGGATGGATGTATTGGGGATTTGACATAAGAACAGAGAGTCATACAGGGCGTTATGAGGGAAATATAGAGGTCGGTATGTATGAAACTGACGAGAACGGTATTTTTACACCATCTGATTACACAAAAGTAAAGACCTCATATACCTATAGTTTAAAATCTCTTTCCCTTTCTTCCATAGAGTTAGAGGCATTTAAAGATATTGCGTCCGCACCTGTTGTTTACTATAAACACTATGGTTCAAAGTTTTGGGAGATGATGCGTCTTGCGTCACCTAACGTACCAGTTTCTACTTTGTCAGATGGTGGAGACGTATCTATAACGTTAAGAAATATTTTGAAAGCAGAACAATTTATAAGATAAGGTCATGAGCGCAAAAATAAGAATTTTGAAAAACAGCGTTTGGTATGATTTAATCTTAGATAACCCAAAGGCTGTCAAATACAATGCCGTCATAAACAGGATAGGTAAAATTCAGAATAGAGAAATAAGTCACACCAATACTTTCAAACTACCTTATGTAAGTCAGAATATTGAAGCGTTAGATTTGAACATGTTCAATCCTGTTAATATGGCGCTGGCTTTAAATAAAAAGTATGTTGCAAAATACTATGTTGATGAAGCCCTTTTGCAGTCTGGTTTTATCGTAATAAATAACACCAAGGATAATAAGATTTCTGTAAACTTTATTGATGAAGCGTTATCTCTAACAGAGAAATGGTCAGAGACCACTTTTTATGATTTGGTTTTTTCAGCTCAATTTGTCAAGCCAACTGACTACCAAACCGTTATAGACAATATAAAAGAATATCCAACACCATTGACTGGCGTTATTGCACAAGTTCCAGACGTTGGCGCAAGGGGCTATAAATTCGCCTTGTTTCCAAACAATTTAAACGTGCTTGGCGACAAGTTTCAGGTTACAACTGATGGTGGTAGGGTACTTGATAGCTTTAACCCTTATCAGTCACGCCCTATTTTTTCCGTAAAGTCGTTGTTTGATCTTGCTGTTGAGACATTTGGGTACACTATGGACTGGGGAAATGTGGATGTTGAAAAGATGAAAACTGAATTTATAGTTAGCCGTGACCTAAGAGCGTTACTATCAACTGGCATAAAGTTTAAAGAAATTTCTTCAACTGGTTCCAATAACGAATATGCTTCATTTAGTATTGGGGGAGGTGAGTATTTGGCGGACGCTATGATAAGTACATCTACTTGCACAAAACCTAATGACGTGACAGGATGGGTTGATCCACCTCTTTTATTATTAGACAACGATTCTTATAAGTTTCAAGATGTTCTTTATACTCCTGACATAACCGTTAGCAATGACGGACTGATTACCATAACGTCAAACTTAGAGCACAGTGGAACTTTTAATTGGGGTGAAGCGGATGTGTTTTCAGCATGGCGAAATCCCTCCAGCAATGTTGTTTTTGGAACACCTCCAACCCAAACGGAGATTATAACATCCACAAACCTAACCGTTACATTAGAAAAATCTGATTTAGTAGAGCCTGAGGCGGGATGCACTTTTATAGGAATACTTGTAAACATAAGAGTTTCGACAGATATTTTATCCTCTCTTACATTGACTAGTACATTGGTTACTGAGATTGTTGGATATACTTCTGTGGCTGAATACGATGAATATGACCAATACGCCAAGGATGAGATTGATTTGACTCACGCTGTGCCTAAAGACACTATGAGGGTTTTGCTTTCTGGCTATATGGAAAAGGAAGGGATTTTGATGAATATAGATACAAATAATAACACTGTATATTTATTCACATATAGTCAATATCGAACAAAGGCTAACGCTGGAACGTTTGAGAACTGGTCAAATTATCTTTTAGAAAACGCAGGTATTAATTATGATACCGACTACGGCAATAGTTACGCAAGGGTTAATAAGATAGGTTTAAAAGAGTTTTTTTCTGGAAATACTAATGATGTAACGATATTACCAAGTGTCGTAAACACTAAATACAAGTCCTTTGTTCAAAACAATAACAAGACTTATAAGGATGTTTCAAAGGCTTTGTATATACAAAATACTACTCCTTTTATTGAGTACACTAACACAGGTCTTGGACTTATAGAGAAAATTGGAGACCTGACGGGGCTAGATCAAATCAATTTCGATAAAACTATTCAAGGAACTATTTCTTCGTTACCCGAAATAGCTAACGTTAATTATTCTGTAACACCAGATGGGCTAAAGGATTGGTATAAATTGGTTGAACAGGCGGTGAGAGTTACAGCAAAATTCCTAATTCCTTCTTCTGTCATGAGGTATCTGGATTTATCAAAACCGATCTACGTAGAACAGCTAGGTGGATTTTTTATTATAGAAGAAATAAAGGAGTATAGTAATGCACAAACGCCCGTTAATGTAAACTTAATCAAGCTAATAGATAATTTTTAAGATATGGCGGATACAGAAAACACGATAAAAACGAAAGTTGTAGTTGATGCCAATGCAGCGGAAAGGGAGATTGTAAAACTTAACGCAGCGGCATCGGATACAACGAAAGAGCTAGAGAAAAGAATCGAGGCAAAAAATGAAGCTGTTGAGCTGCAAGAAAAGTTATCTAAACAGACTATTTCAAATCTTGAAAAAGAAATAAAGCTTTTAGAAGAAAGTGAGGCAAGTACAAAAGAAATAGAAAAAGCTCAAAAACGACTCAATAGGGAAAAATTAAAAGCCACAAAAATAGCTGCAAACAACGAGAAGCAGCAAAACAAGCTTACCGAGGCACAAGAAAAAGCAGAGTCCGCAATGGGTATTTTAGATAATGCTACTGGCGGTTTAATTGGAACTTTTACAACCCTATCTCTTAACCCCATAGTGCTAGTGATGGGAGCGTTAGTCGGCATATTCAAACTTTTACAGAAAGCTGTTTCAAGAAGTGGTAAGGCGTCAAGCACTTTTAACAAAATATTTGCAAAGCTTTCAGCTATATTTAACGGTATTTTAGCAGTACTTGAACCTGTCGTAGAGTTCTTAGGAGAAAAGCTTTTATTTGCCCTCGAAAATCCCAAAAAAGCCATAAAGGAGTTGGGTGATTTTATATTGAAAAATATAATTAATCGCTTCAAAGCTTTTTTGGTACTAGGTGAAGCGGTAACCCTATTGCTTAAAGGAGAGTTTAAAAAGGCAGCTAAAAAGGCTGGTGATGGAATGATTCAGCTAACTACTGGCGTTGAAAACGCAACTGAGAAAGTTCAGAAGTTTGGTGAAGAGTCCGTTAAGAGATTTGAAGAAGCTGCGGACGCAACGGAAAAATTAGCAAACAAGGAAAGGCAATTAGCTCGTAATAGGATAGCGTTAGAAAAACAACAGCTTAGATTTCAGAACCTTGCAGAAAAGGAAAGGCAGATAAGGGACGATGTTTCTAAATCAATTGATGAAAGAATAAAGGCTAATAAGCGACTTGGTGAAACGTTAGACAAACAAAGTAAAATTGAATTGGCGTTAGCGCAGCAAAGTTTAGCATTGGCAAGACAACAAGTTGTTGCGACTGGAGAAACTGTTGAAAATCTTGAGGCTGTTGGGGACGCTGAAATAAAAGTTCTCGAAATTCAAGAAAGGATAACGGGTCAGCGGTCAGAGCAATTGGTCAATGAACAGGCGTTATTAAAAGAGCGTGCGGATCTTACCATAAAGTTTGCTGAGATGGAAGTCGAGACTGCTAAGGCTAGGGGCAAAAAAACCTTAGATGCTGAAAAAAAGGTTTTAGATTTAAAGATGCAGCAAGAGCTAACGGCAATGGATTTGACTGAACAACAAAAGCAAATCATAAGGGATAAGTATGCAGCTTTAAAAGAAGAGAAGGATAAGGCGGAAAAAGAAAAGGCAGATAAAAAGAAAGCTGATGAGTTAGAGAAAGAGAGAGAAGCGGCTCAGAAAAAACAAGAGGCTCAGAATGAACTTGACGAGCTTAACATAGAGAGGCGTAGATTTAGAGGAGAAGAGGTCTTGGCTTTAGAAAAAGAGCTTTTAGATAAAAAGCTACAACAAGACCTTGCAGCTGAAAACCTTTCTGCTGAACAAAGAAAGTTGATACAGAAAAAGTATGATTTTGCTGTTGAAAAAATGACCAAGGATTCGGAAAAGGCAAAAGCTGACTCTAAGAAAAAAGGTACAGAGATGGCTATCGGTTTTGTGGCTGAACAATTCGGAGTTGAAAAAGAAGCGGCTGTAGCCAGTATGATTATAAGAGCACCAGAAGCAATTGGTAACTCATTCAGTAAAGCGGCTGCAACATATCCTTTTCCACTATCTGTTGCAATGGGTGCTTTGGGTGCTGCTGGCACTGTTGCTCCTATCATAAAGGGCTTGGCTGACATCAAAAAAACACGATTTTCAAAAGCCAAAGGTTCATCTAGCGGCTCAGGTGGCAGTGTTAGCAAACCAACTGCATCGGGTGGGGGTGGAGGTGCGACTCCTGTAACCACATCGGCAATAACCGACTTAGCTGGAATAAATCAAAACAGACCTACATCAGACCCCAGCGTTAGTGCAGCAGCAGCAGGTGAAGCGGCTAGTAATATAGCTGGTTCAACAAAAAGTGAAGTGACTTTTTCAGAAGATAGATATAGTGAATTTCAACAACAAGTTGGATTCAAGGAAGAAAAAACAAGTATATGAAAAAAGATGAGATCTTAAAACTTGTCAATACCTCCCCCATATTGTCGGAATATAATAAAAAAAAACCTTTAGGTAGAATAAAGGTTGTTAAAATGGAAGGTGAGGTAATTGATGGCGAGACATTAGAGGGCTTACAAAAACAAGCTGGCGACATACAAAGTTTTGATACTTTGATTGTTGATATAGCTAGTCAGGGCGGTAGTGTTTCTGAGGGACTAGATATAATGCTGTGGCAAAATATATTGTCAGAATACGGTAAAACTATTATATCCGTGGTAACAGCTAACGCATACAGTATAGCGTCATTGACAATGCTGGCAGCTGATATTAAATTGATAAGCAAATATGGCGAAGTTATGGTTCATAACCCCATGATACCGTCATTGGAGTATGCTAACGCAAATGATTTAAGTCAGTATGTTGACGAACTTAGGGAGCTTGAATCCGTTATGTATGAGCTATATTACATATTTGCAAACCTTGATAGAGACATTGCCAAAAACTTAATGGACAATGAAACTTTCATGAAGCCCGAAGAAGCTTTGAAATATGGCTTTGTAGATGAAATTATTGAAATAAATAAACGACCTTATCAGATGGTCAAAAACGATGAAAAGAATATAAACATGAGCAAAACAATTAATGCGCTAAGACGTGTAGCGGCTAAATTTAGTGGCGAAGAGATAGTTAACCAAGTCTATTATGACAAGGTAGGCGGCAAGGTCGAGATTTTTCAAAACGATCCTTCAACCTTTAAGGAAGGAGATAAGACAAATGTTAAAGAGGGAGAAGTTGAATTGTCGGACGGATCAATGCTATTTATAAGCAATTATGTTATCGACAAAATCGAGAAAACCTCGCCAATGGACAGTAATGTTGGCGAACCACCAGCGGAAGAAAAAAGGGAGGAAGAGGTTGCAGCAGTTCAAGAAGAGCAAGAAACTGAAAAAGTAGAAGTAGTTGAGACAGAAGATGTTGAGAAGGATGTAGAACCGAAAGCCATTGATGAAGACGTTATGGAAATGTTTGAGGCAATGAGGGTCAAAATGGAGACAATGGAGTCCAGAATCGAAGAGCTTGAAAAAATGATTATAGCAGGAAAGGACGAGGCAAGAGAGTTTGAACAAGTGGTTACCGATGCGGTAGAAAAAATGGCTGTAAATTCAACTTCTACATTTAAACCTAAGCCTAAAGTTTCAGACGAAAAACCTGTGAATAAAAGTATTTTTCAAACCATCAGAGCAAAGAGAATAGAAAATAAATCAAAATAAATTAACAAGTAAACAAAAAATTTTTAAGATATGAGTAATGTAGGATCAGCACCTAAAAGCGGTGCATTGGAAAGAGCGTTATGTGGTAATATTTTTATTGACCAAAACCTTGTGTTTATGAACGAGGGGGATAAGGATAGTTACAACTGTTTTAAGCATGATATTGCTAACGTACTAAGGGCAAGGACGGATGACCCAGCATCTTCTGTAACAAATACATCTAAGAAAAAGGCATTCAACAGACCTCTTACAGTAGTTGAAACCTTTGAAACATTTAATCCAGCCGATTATCATAACTATTGGCTAGAATGGCAGCCAGATGGCAATTTTCAATGGGAAGAGTTGCCAGCCGAGGTGAAGGCAGGACTTGAAGAGCTGTTTGTTGGTGGAGCTGCTGAGGAAGCAGAAGATCAATTAACTAACGGTGACGGCACACTTGTAACTGGTGTTGTAACACAACTTAGAAGTTCAGGGCTAACTACTTTGGATGGTGCAAAAGCTACGCCAACACAGGTAACCGACAACACACACATTTCATTTAGGGCACATGGTGGCGGAACTGGTGATAACGAAGGTGTTGCGCTTACTACTGATAACATTTTTGCAAAAATGCAACTTCTTATCAACTATCGCACAAAGGCAATGAGAAAAAGACCAAATCAAAAATTTATGATTTCGTCTAAAGCTGGCGATCTTTTGAAAGATGCTCAAAGAACAAAATTAAACTTCAAAGGTGTTGATATTTTTGACGATGGCGTTATGAAGTATGCTGGCTTTGAGGTTGTAGTAAATCCATCTTTCCCAGATAATGATATTTTGCTTTGTTCTATGTCAGGAAACATGAAAACGGACGCTATCCAAATGGGTACTTCATTAAGTTCAGATTTGAACAACCTTGCTGTTGATAGACTAAATAACTTCAATAGACAGTACGGTATGTTGCTAACGTTTGCACTTGATATTTTCTTGGTTAGACCAGAAGAGTGTTGTTACTATACTGATTTCACCATAGTGTAATTTTAATATATGTTTTAAGGAAACTGTTTTTTCAGTTTCCTTTTTTTTAATTTTTAATTTTGAAAAATGGGTTGTACAAGAGAAATAACATCAGGCATAACTTTTTCATGTAGTGATATTTTTGACCCTATCGGAGTCGATAAAGACTTGATTTTGGTCAACTATGATGAGTTTGATTACGATGGCACTGTGGACGTTTCCAACAGAGAAGCTGATGACACAAATAATAACCAAGGCGGGCTAACGTCTATAAAGCTAAAGACTGGGGCAACTCAGCACGTCTTTGAGGGAACAGATTACTCCGTAATACCTACCGTAACAGGCGAGGTAAATGAAGATGGCAATACATGGTATTTACATTCTATCGCATTTACTGTATATAACAAAGATGCTGAAAGCAGAAAGACTTTAGAAAATCTAGGTGGCTCAAGAGTTGTGGCTATTGCTGTTGATAGATCAACTGGACTTTATGAGATTTTTGGTATTAGGCACGGACTAAAAGTGTCTGCTATGGAAAGAGTTTATACAGGAGCGCAAAAATCTAACGCATACGGTGTAACGATCGCAACACCTGAAATAGCTGTATTGAGAGAGCCTACGGTTGGCGAATTGGCAGTAGATATAGTTACGGCAGTATAATAATAAATAAAATACAAGATATGGCAGTTAAAAACATTGCTACAATAAAGGCTATGCGTGGTGAGGTTTTGCAGATTGATCTAGGTCAAACCGAGATAGGTACACTGATGGCTGAAATGAAGAGAGATCCTAGCGACTCCACATCAAGACAGTTCACTATCCTAGACAATCGTTTTTTATATCTTGATGCTAACAGTACCAGCGACTACACTTTTAACGGTCTACTTGTTGAAAAGGTCGCTGGTAAATGGTATTTTGATGTAGAGCAAATAATCGACCCACTAAAGCCCGAAGAAAAGCAAACAATATATAGAGGAACGATTTGGTTTCACGAGGACGTTACAAATTACGTACCTTATGAGCTGAATAACACCTATTTAGGACTAAAAGATACCGAAGATTCTTTCGCTGTTGCTGGACAAATGCCAGTGATCAATGACCTAAAAACAAAACTGGTTTGGCAAACACCTATACTTTCAAATGACGTTTACGACATTGTTAAAGCTAACGAGGTCGGGGCAACTTATTTTTGGGCAAATGAAGCCGAAAGGCTGGCAGAGACTGGAATGTCGGCAGGTGAAAAGGGATTGCAGGTAGACACAGGAACGTTATACGAGTATTCTGGAACTGAATGGATAGAGACTGGTGCTATTGAAGATACCACCACACCTCAAAACGTAGGTTTTCCACAATGCACTATTGGCGAAACTACTGGACAATTCGCTACATTTGCGTTAGCTAAAGCGGCAGGATACGAACGTATGCTAATGATAGAAGATGTCCATGAGGTGGAGGTTACAGCTTGCTCTGGTAGAGAATTTGTGTGGGGCATTGGAAAGGAGAACGTTACTTGGTATATGGAGGGAGATGGTAAATTGACTGGCGCAATACAGGAAATCAGGGGCGTTAACATAGAGGTCTTTGGTAACTTTAGATTTGCCTTTCAAGAGATAAAAAATCTTAATACATCGTCAGTCAAAATTGACGCCACGACTGCACTAAACACAAGTCTAGCAACCTCATGTAATATTAGAGATTGTGATATTTATCCTAACGATAATGATAAGTGTATAATCTTTAGCGGTAGCGGTGTGATAAGAGATTCACGGGTTTACTCTGGTGGTGCAACTGCAAATAATATTATAGTTGGAGAAATAGACTTATATAACGTTGATTTTATAGGAGAATTCAATAATTCAGTTTTTGGAAATATTGCTGTAAATAACGCAACTGACATAACGGCAGATGGAGCAATATCGTTAATGGTCAATGAAAAGGCAGAAAATGTTGTTTTCGACAAAGTGGCTAATAGTCTTTTATTAACTACTAGTAGCGGGTCAAATGTTGAGTTGAACAAATGTGTTAGTAACACAATAATGGTTAGTGGTAATCCAACAGGAATAAGTGTTTTGAAGAATTGTGATACCACTATCTTGGTTCCATTGGATTGCAAAACGTATGTTTCAGAGTCCCAAATAACGGATTTGTTTGATGTAGGTTACGATAATTGGAGTTTTGAAGATACAACTTTTACCAATGGTGTTAGGGTATATACAGCTTCTGGAACAGTTGACAACACGGTATTTAAAAACTGTGTTTGCGGAGCTTCTGGCGGTTCATCGGCTACCATAGAGTTAACGACTTCTGCAAACCTGACCAACATAAAAGATTGTGTTGTAGAAACTGATATTGTAGATAACGGTATTGATTCAGAATATACATATAAGGAATTCGATGGAACGGGTAAGAATAAGATAAACAACGATGTTGCACTAGATAGCTTGACTCATGGATCAAGTGACCGATTAGTTGCAGTGACACAAGAGGGTGTTTTATCTCTTGCCCCTGAAACTCTTTTTAGTCGAGTCTTTTTTGAGTGTACTGTGGGTATTGGAGGTGATTATGCTAATTTTGCTCTCGCTAAGGTGGCGGGGAAAAACAGAATGTTGTTGGTTGGCAATGCTGTGGAAACAGAAGCAACAATAACTACATCGGGAGACGAGATAGTGTGGGGCGCAACAAAAGACCTCGTGTGGGATGTAGATATTGCGTCGTTTTCCAATGGTGTGGGAGAAGTAAAGAATCTAACCCTACAAGTGGGCGGTGCAGCTAGGCGTGTTTTTCAAACAATAAAACTTTTCTCCGATTGTGTTGTCGAAGCTAAAGCTACAATTGCAGATAATGTAGTTGTTGTTGAAAATGCCAATATTGAAAGATGTGATGTAACATGTGGGGCCGCTGTTTACTTTAATTTTGCTGGATCTTCAACATATCCGTTCACGGGGATTATAGATGGATGTGTTTTCAGGCGAGGGACTGGCAGTGCAAAGGAGGTTATATATGGGCTAGATGGCAGCTCTTTACTTAACAGTAGGTTTGTTGGCAATTTTAATGTGTCTATTTTTTGTAGTATAGAGGTTATGGACAATGTTTCGTGTGACACTGTTGGTGCTATTTCTTTCAATGTATTACAAAAAGCATCCAATGCTATCAACTTTAACCAGATTATTTTAACAAAGGCGTTTTCATCAATAACCAACTCTCAAATAAATGCAGTAACGGTTGCTGGTGAGGACGGCATAAGGAATTTTAGTTACAGTACCTTTGGTTTTTCTGCATCATCTGATTTTACTGCAAGTACGTTTACAGGATGCGTTTTTAGCACACCAGCAGTCTTTTCAAGCCCACACTGTAAGTTTCTGGGATGTACTTTTCAGGGAGCAGTATCAGGAACGCTGCTTTATTTAGCAAGGTTTGATAACTGCACTTTTGAAAAGACGTTGGTGTTAGGCAGGCGGCATTGCAAAGTAATAGGGTGTACTTTTGGAGAGTGGGGCGGAGTAAATTCTTATACATTGACACTTAATTCTACTGCAACTAACAATACTGTTATAGGCTGTAATTCAGAAGTTGCAATTATCGAACAAGGGACAGGAAATGTAATTGAACATAACACATTATTTTAAGATATGAAAAGTAAACACAATCTATTGAAAATAACATCTCCTATTAAAGTATTTACCACGCAAGGTGAAAAAGTTTTAGAAGACACGGTTGCAGAGATAACCTGCGTCCATTTATTTAAAGATAAGCCTACGCAAGTAGAATTAACTTGCAATTTTTACGAATCTGAGTCAGTATGGAAAGTAGGTGCAAAGCCAGTTGAGACAAGGCATTTTCCTCCCTTAGAGAAGACAAACGTAGGCGTTCACAAAACAATGCCATTAGTTAAAAACGTATTTGCTAATTTTCTCCTTGATAAATACGGATTGGCAACAGAGGATGTTAATCTTACAGCCCACACATGGGAGATACAGTCTGCCCAACACAGGGCGTACTTGAGCTTTGAGGACATAGCAGATATTTACGCAAATCAACCCGCAGAGGGTGAGGTTTGGGATGGAATATTGCTAGAATACGTTAGAGAAAATAATTTACCATTTAGTAAAAACGGTTATGGCTATTGGTGTTATTTCCCTAACGAGGTGAAGCCAGAACATTACGCAATACTTGTTAAATACAAAGCCTTTATTCAAACTAAGACACCATGATAAAATATTTTTTGGATGTATTTTTTTTTATATACACCAAACCACGAGGACAGGTAAAGTATTTGGCTGGGACAAGGTTATAGTTTTCTTTGAAACTTTGCCAAAACCGTTATCAGACCTGTATAACATTTTGGCGTTATGGGCAAAGAACAATAAGGCTTTTGTGCTTGGAACAATAACAGTATACATGTTGGACGTTATTATAACTGGCATTACAAGAATAAGGAAAGGGGAGGTGAGACTAAAAAGGTTTATAATCTCCCCTTTTGAAAGGTTGTTTTACGGTATCGTTATTGCAATAGTATTTGAAACGTTTTTCGCTATTGCAGAACCAGTATTGGTTTTGGACATCTATATCAAAACAATATTTCAAATAACAATATTTCTTTATTTTGCCAAACCTGTAGTTATCAATACACATTATCTATCAAATAATAAAATACCTCCTCCTAGCGTTATGAAAGACTTTAAGCAAATGGATGGTAAAAATTACTTTGAAATGGTAAAAATGGCTATTATGAAGATACAAGACTTTAAAAATTTAGTCAGTATAAACAATAAAAAAGAAGATAAAGATGGCAAAGAAATTTGAGATAATTGGCAGTGCGCTTGTGATAACTGACACGGTTACATCTGCCATAGATTTAGATTATCCAGCCAGGGACGTGTTCTATGACTCTGTGACACTGGATAACGATATTGTTACGATTTGGAAAAAGTCGGGCAATGCAAAGGGTACTTTTGAAGTATTCGCCACAAAGTTATCTGAATGTGTAAATAGTGGACTAACGCCATTTACTAAAACAACATTCAGGACTTTTTGTAGAGAAAACTTGTCTTTTAATACGGGTGGGGGTGGGACAGGTGATGATACATTACAAACAGCTTACGACAACAAAACCGCAAGCTTTCATATAGTAACCGACTCAGGAAAAGGAGCAGTTACTATAAAAGATGGTTTTACTGGAAACGTTATTGAGGGGTATAATGCTTCTGACACACTTACTTTTTCAGTAGGACATGATGGTCAAATAACGGCTGATAGCCTTGTTTTGACCAATGCTTTGCCAATATCGCAAGGTGGAACAGGGGCTACAGATGCAACAACAGCAAGAACAAATTTAGGTTTAGAGATAGGTGTCGATGTACAAGCATGGTCGGCAAACCTAGATATTTATTCAGCTAACGGACTAACGGCTGTTGAGATAGCGCAATTGCAAAATATTGACACGGCCACAATATCATCTGGTCAATGGACTTATGTTGGTGCGTTAGACCAAGGGTTAGCTCAGGCAGATGATGTTACTTTTAATACCGTTAATTTCACAGCGGGATTGAAGGATGGTGATGTTACGACAGCGATTAAGTTGGGTGATGTAGATAACACTGCTCTCGAATCAACCAATAAAACAATTATTGGTGGACTTAATGAAATACAGTGCGCAGTTGCCGAAATGGATACTACACATTACTCATCAGGCTGTATTATTACCGTAAATGTCGATCCGACCAAAGTAGATATTGCGGCAGGAACAGGGATATTCGTAGATGTATCCTCGCCATCTTGTGTTAGGTCTGTTGTAACATACTCTGGCGTGACTGGACTAACACCTACAAATCTATTGACCAACCTATTCTCTGTTTTCACAATAGATAAAAATGGTGCTTTAAAAGAATATGATAGAAACCCAACCAATATAGAAACTAGAGACGAGTTTGTTATTGGTGTGGCGTATCACCCAGAAGGAGTTATACTGGATGCTTGGAATGCAACATTTATTCCACCTAGAGCCATAGGTGGTACGTTATTTGACCTTGCACGCGCAATAGGCGACATCAATTTGACTGGAAATGTGTTAAGTGGTGTGGCAGGAACATTAAATATACAAAAATCATACGGTGAGAGATTTGTTATTTCATCTAACGCCCTTGTGAACCCAAAAGACCCAAACAAAACTATACAGCCAGCTGTTAATCCAGCCGATTTTGTATTAGCTTACCGTGACGGTGTAGGAGGGTGGGTTGAGACGCCCACAAACTTACTAACGCCTGGGCTATGGGATGATGGAAGTGGCACGCCCCAATCCGTATCTAATAATTCTTGGACAATACTGTATACCGTGATGTCTGATGGTGGACAAATCGGTATCGAATTGGGACA